AATCAAATAGAGAATGCAAAAACAGATTTAAAGCATAATCAATTATGGTATGCGTTAGATGACGATGAAGCAATAACAGTAAACAAGTTATTTAGATGTACTATATTAAACTCAGATGGAGAATATATTAAGATTCCTAGATTGTCCAACGGAGAAATAAAACAATTCTACAATGAATCAAATACAGCATCTAACACTAGCTGGACGGAGGTATAATGGCGGCAGTAAGTAGTACGTATAAAGACCCTAGTGATACTTTTGTATGGTGGATAGAAGGAGATAGGCTTGCTATTGCTACCACAGAAGGAGACGGAGGAACAAACGAAACTGATAAAGGTCAGCTTAAAGCAGTAAGCTTAGGTTCTGGAAATACTATTACTGATGGTCTTATTATATCTTATTATGCAGAACCAGATAAACTAACAAGCATTACTGGTACAATAGATATTGACAACGTATTACAACCAGCATTAATAGATTATGTTAAATCAAAAGCTTTGATGGACGCAGCAGCTAGAGCAAAAGACCCAGGTCTTGCTCAGATTAAAATGGCGTCTGCACAACAATGTATGGCTAACTATAAGGAAGCTGTACGTAGATATGGAATGAAAAAGAACGATAAAGTAGGTGGCACTAGAGCGATAGCTCCAGTGGACATGAGATAAAGGGGCAACAATGGAAGTAGGAAAAGAAACTAAATTTACATTATCTATAGAGACAGCAATTAGTATATTAGTCACTGTAGGTATGATAATTGGTATGTGGTATTCTTTGCAAGCAGAAATAGAACTTGCTAAAGAGTTACCAGAACCAGAGGTTTCACGTATGGAGTATGATTTAAAAGACCAAATGATACGTGATTCAATATTAAACACAGAAGAAAAAGTAGATAAACTTGAAGATAAAGTAGACTCCGTTAAAGATGACACAAGAATGATTCAAGAAACTTTACTTGACATGAATAAGAACTAATGAGGTTTTCAAATGAACAACAGATTTATATCATACTTGGTATTAACGCTTTGCTCATCGCTATCATGGCTGCACTCACAATCAGTCAACTTAGATAGTTTTGCACAGATACAAGCACTTAATATACAAAAATGCGCAGTAGTGCAAGTTAATGCGGGCTGGAACTATCAGAATAGAGTAAAGGTAGAGAAACTAGCTAACCTTTGCTATATAGGAGAAATAGACTTAACCAATAAAACTGTTGGTGCAGTCATTCAGAAGGAGTGGAATATCAAGGTTGTCCCTACTATTATCATTCTGAAAGAAGGTAAAGAAGTTATGAGATATGAGCCTGGTATAAGTATGAGATTTGACGAAAAAGAAGTATTTGATAAAATTAAAAAAGAAATAAGATAATGCCAAGAAAGAAAGCAAAGTCTATAAGAAGAACTACAAAAGGCAAGAATGCCAATTACAGACCTACTAAAAAAGGGGCTGGAATGACAAAGAAGGGTGTAAAAGCTTATAGAAGAGCTAACCCTGGTAGTAAGTTAAAAACTGCTGTTACTGGAAAAGTAAAGAAAGGTAGCAAGGCAGCTAAGAGAAGAAAGTCTTATTGTGCAAGGTCTTTAGGACAACTGAAAAGAAGTTCTGCTAAAACTAGGAACAATCCTAATTCTAGAATAAGACAAGCACGTAGAAGATGGAAATGCTAATTAAGAGGAGGAATCATGGGACCAATATTAGGTAAAGTTCTTACAAGTTTAGGTACAGAGAAGCTTATCAAAGCTATCATTATGCACCTAGGAGATTGGCTTGTAGCTAAATCATCTAACAAACTAGATGACAAACTATGGGCAGAAGTTAAAAAAGCAATAAATAAAAAATAGGAGAGATATATGAACTGCGAATGTGGATGCGGGTGCTAAGTGCCTAAAAAAATGCTAACATTAAATGACTTTAGCGGAGGACTTAATACCAAGTCCTCTCCTAGGGATATTGCGTTTAATCAAGTTCAATTGTCAACAAACGTTATATTGTCTAATCCTGGATTAATACAATCAAGTAAAGATGCAGACGATAAAACTAATGGAACTATATCTAAAGATGCAACATCTAATTATGGTAATGGTGCTTTTATATATAATCATGAGTTTGATATAAATAGTGCTGCTCCAGGAAGTACAGCTAGACAAATTATTGCATATCCAGATGGTGCTAATATTGAGTTTATGTATAGAGACTTTGATACCACTGGAGACTTTTATGATGCAGGAGCAACAAATGCCTTCGCTATAAGTAGTGCTAACTTCGAACCAGTATATTATTATGTTGATGGAGTTCTATATATAGCAGATAAAGATAGAGTTAATACTAGTGGTTCATTTACACAAAAGTCTATACAGCTAGTAAACAAAGAAAGATTTAGTGAACAAGTAAGTGCAATATGGGTATCAGGAGATTCTGGTCCTGTTGCAACTACAGATGCTATATTTGAGGCAATAGAAAATGAATCTACTGTTAGCATAACTACTCCTGATGCTACTGGAGAATTTAGATTAGGTTTTAATTCTAATCCCACACAAAGTAGCTTAAATGCTTTTCAAGGAGGCGGAGAAGATGTAAAACTTACAGTTGCCGTAGAGGAAATTGGTACACAAATAACCGTTTCTACCGACTCAGGTACTGCAAATATATCAAGTTTATTTCCTGTTGGTACATTCATATATTTAGGTAGTGAAATTATGAGAGTTAATTATGCTCCAGTTGGAACAACATCTTTATTAATACCAGTAGACAGAGGACAGTTTGGAACTTCAGTACAAGAACATTCTATTGGAGATGTATTAGAAGACTCTAGTGAGGAACCTGTGGGTACAGGAGGCTGGCCAGAAGGTATATATGAATTTAGTTATAGTATTGTAGATTATGGTGGAAACGAAACTCTTCCACACGTGTTTTCAACTGCTTTAGACTCAGCAACGATTGCTGATGGTCAATTCTTTGAAGATGTAGATATTAAATTTAATACAGCATCTACATTTCCTACAGCAAGAGCAGCAGAAAAAGGAGTAAGAATATATACAAGAATTAAAGACTCTAATGATAGGTATATACTATTTTTAGATGTTGACTACGAAAGAGGAGCAAGAAGAAACTTGTTCGAAGAATTTGAGCCATGGGATTCTGCATCTGGATATAATTCAGGTGGAGCTGTAGCAGACTTGGCTAACCCTTTAAGAATTTTAAGTCCTGCTTTAGATACCTACGAAAGTATAAATGGTTATGCTCAAGAAGAAAAGAGTATTAGCCTAGGAACTAAAGGCGGATACAAAGCAGCTGCAGTTTGCGCTAGAAGAGCGTGGATTGCAAATGTTAGAAAAGATGATATTGTTTATGACGATAGAATATACTATAGTCCAGTTAATAGATTTTCAACATTTCCAGATTCTTATTTCTTAGATATAGGTATTAGCGACGGAGATTCTTTTACCGCTTTACATAGTCTTGGAAATAGAGTTTTAGCATTTAAGCAGAAAAAGCTATATGTAATAAATGTTTCAAGCACCTCAGATGCTGGTTGGTATCTAGAGGCAGAGTATGAAGGAGTAGGTTGTAGAACTCAAGAATCTGTTTGTAAGACTCCTTTTGGTGTATGTTGGGTAAACGATGACGGAGTTTATATCTTCGATGGAAGTTCGCAACCAGTAGAGTTATCTTTGTTATTAGATGATAAAACATTTAGAACTAACGCTGGTTCTAGACCTACAATAGGATATAACTCTAAATACAAACAACTAGCTGTATGTCAAGATACTTCTGCAACAGATGATTTTCTTGTATACGATTTTCAAGCAAAGAGCTGGTCTGTTACTCAGTCTATGGTAAATGGTATGTCTAATTTTATACAAACATCAGACGGATTATATTTTATAGAATATGCGAGCTCTGGTCATAATAAGGCTATTAGTTTATTATCTGGCGACTTAGGTACTAATCAAATAGATTTAAAAACAAAAGATATAGACTTTGATAGACCTGGAAAAATTAAAAAGGTATATAAAGTTTATGTAACAGCTAGAGATGCAGCAGCGGGCACAACTTTAAGTATGAAATATGCAACCGATGGAAGTACATCTTTTGGTAATACAGCAAATGCTACTATAAACAATCTTCAGTATGAAGTAAATTCTTTTACTATTGGAGCAGACTGTGAATCTATAGCATTAGAATTTACTAGTAATGGTAAAATAGAAATCAATGATATTACAATAGAATACAGAGAAAAATACAAGAGAGCGTCATAATGCCAGGTTCAGGAAAGCACAATGTAAATAACATTGACTCTTTCTTTAAGGTAAGACCATCTAGGACTACCATAAGAGAAGGAGAAACAATATCTTTCTTAGAAAAAGGTAATCTTGTAAAACAAGAAAAAAGAAATGGCGTTGTATACGAGACTACATATGTAGAACAAGGTGTTAAAGAATCAAAATCTGTTTCCACTAGAACAAGTACTTCTGGTTCTTCTGGAGATATAACATCTGTAACTGCAGGAACTGGACTTACTGGAGGCGGAGTATCTGGTCCAGTAACTTTAAATATAGATTCTACAGTTGCTACCCTTACAGGAACACAAACTCTTACAAACAAAACTATAGACTTAGACTCTAACACTTTAACAGGTACGCTAACAGAATTTAATACAGCATTACAAGGAGATAGCTTTGTTTCTTTAACAGGAACAGAAACTCTTACCAATAAGACATTAGCTGCTCCTACATTCACAGGTACAGCACAAGGAGTAAACCTTACTTTATCTGGAGACTTAACTGTAAGTGGTGATACTACGACTTTGTATTAAATTATCACGCAGATAACGATACATCAAGCACTGCAAATGGTGCAGGTATAACAATACAAGATGCAGTTAATTCAACTACAGACGCAACAATGCTTTGGGATGCGACTAATGATGAATTTGATTTTTCTCACACGGTAACAGCTCCTGATTTTACTGGAGATTTAACAGGTAATGCTGACACTGCTACAAAATGGGCTGCAGGTGTAGATATAAATTTAAGTGGAGATGTTGCTGGTTCAACATTATTAGCATTAGATGGTTCAGCAGATGTAACTATTGGTGCAACTATACAAACCGACGCTGTACAAGCAGGAATGTTAAATGATAATATCATTAGTGGACAAACAGCAATAACATCTGGTCTTGCCGATACAGACGAATTACTTCTTTCAGATGCTGGAGTGTTAAAAAGAGTAGATATTAGTGTGCTAGAAAGTAAGTTTACTTCTGGTCTTGACGCTTTAACACTCGCTAATTTTAATGCAGATGTAGTTATTATAGATTCAGAAGTAGGAAGTGTAACAAGAAATGATTCAAGATTTTTAACAGCTTCTGCAACAGAGTCTGTTATAGAAAGCTACGGATATACTACAAACACTGGTACAGTTACTTCTGTAGCAGTATCAGGTGGTAATGGATTAACAAGTAGCGGTGGACCAATTACAGGTTCAGGAACAATCACTCTTGCGGTAGGTGCAGGAACTGGTATAGCAACTAATGCTAACGATATAGAATTAGACATAAATAGCCTTGGAAGTTCTCCTCAGGTAGTTCGTAATGGAAGTGAAGAAATTGCTGTGTGGGACCCAGATTACAATACATCAAGCGGTCAAACAGCAAAAATAACATTAGACGATGTAAGCGACTATGTTCAAGCTATTAATTTTACTGGGACTACTGATGGGGTAATGACTAGAAATGCTAATGGAACCTTAACTGCTGAATCAGCTCTTACTTTTAATGGAACAGTGTTGCACATATCA